CTAAAGCCTCCGCGCGCCCAGCATCACCGCGCGCGCCAGCGTCTGCGCCACCTGCGCCTCGCTGCGCAGCAGGGCCTCGGCCCCGCCCTGTACCGTCACGTTCACCGTCACCGGCGCGCCCGTCGCCGGGCCGATCTCCCCGCCGGTCGAGGGCCGAAACACCTCCGGCCCGCGCTCGCCGACCAGATAGGCCCCGCCCGCCGACACCGGCCCGCCGTCCGCGCGCGAGCCCCGGAACAGCCCGCTCACCGCCTGGGTGATTGCCTGCCCCAGCCCCGCGCCCGCCGCCGCATTCACCGCCCCCAGCACCGCCCGCGCCAGCTCCTGCAGCGTGATCTCCCCGTCCGCCGCCGCCCGCGCCAGCGATCCCGCCAGCCGCTCGCCCGCGCGCCCGAACGCCGCCTCGATCGCCCCTGCGGTCCGCTCCGCCGGCTCCCGCAACGCCTCCAGCGCCGCCTGCGCCTCCGCCGCCCGGCGCGGCACGTCTCCCAAGGCGTCGGTCATCTCTTCACCTCATCCGGCCACCGCGCCATCAGCGCCTCCAGCCCGCCGCGCCCCAACGTCGGTTCCGCCCCCCGCTCCGTCAGCATCCGCCACTCCTTCAGCGACAGCCGCCAGAACGCCTCCGGCTGAACCCCCAGCGCCACCGCCGTCCGCAGCATCGCCCCCCAGCTCACGTGCTGGCAGCAAAGGCGGCCGCCACTGCCTCCGCGGCCTCCACCGGCGTCACCGCCGCCCGATCCAGCTCGCTCGCGAACGCCGCCTCGCCCCCGCCCCGCAACAGCGCCGCCAGCACGGCCGTCAGATCCCGCGCCGACAAGGCCCGCATCCGCTCCGCCAAGGCGCCCGGCCCCTCCAGCCCCAGCGCCCCCTCGATCTCCGCCAGCGCCCCCAGCGTCAGGCATAACCTGCGCTCTACGCCCGCCAGCCGCACCGTCGCTTCGCCCCGTGCCGCGTTCATGGCCACGCCTCCCTTGAAACTTGTCGGTCGCTCACCTGCTGATATCCTCGGCGGCATGGGCACCCGACCAGACTTCCTGAACCCCAGCGGCCGCAGCGGTCGGGTCTGGTTTCTCGTCGCGATCTCGGGTCTTGCCGTGGTCGAAATTGCCGAGCGTCTGGCCGCCGGGACCGCCGCCGAACAGGGTTTCGACATCGCAGGAGCCCTCTACGGGCTGTGGTTCATCTTCACCGCCCTGCCGCGCCGGGCTCACGACGTCGGCCACACAGCCATCGCGTTCTGGCTGCTCTATCTGCTGCTCGGTCTGCCGGTCCTGCTGATCCACTTCCTGTCCGGGAGCGGTGCTGTGGCGACCTGGATGAATGGTGCCCTGATCTGGGGCCCCATCTTTGTCCTGCTTCTGATCTGGCCCGGAAAACCCGAGGCAAATCAGTGGGGGCCCGCCCCCGGCGGATCACCCTCGCCCCAGCCCGCCTAGACCGCCCCGAACGTCACCTCCCCCGCGCTCGCGAGGCTCAGCGCGAAACTCGCCTCCCCCTCGTGTTCGCCGGCGTATTCCAGCGCGGCGACCAGGAACGGCCCCTCCAGCGTGCCGAAGTCCGGCACGATCAGGCGCCAGGTCTCCGCCGCCTGGGCGAAGAAGGCCTCGCGGATCAGGGCGTCCGACGCCGCGTCGCGGAACACCCCCGTCCCGCTCACCGCCGCCGACTTCACCCCGGCACCTGCCAGCAGCTCGCGCCAGCGCCCGGCGGAGTCCGCGTCGGTGGCGTCCACCGTCCGCGCGTTCAGCGCGATCGTCCGCGCCCTCAGTCCGGCCACGGTCACGAACTCGCCCGCCCCGTCCGAAATCTTCAGCAGCATGTCCTTGCCGGCCTGGGCCGCCATGGGTGTCTCTCCCTCTCTGTCGAGAGGGCTTAGGTCTTAGGGCTTAGGGCTTGGTCAGCCCCGCATCGCCCCTAAGCCCTAAGCCCTCCCCCCTAAGCCCTACGCGTCTTCCGTCACCGCCCTGAACCGCATCACCGCGTATCGCCGCGCGCCGTCGGGGCTCGAAAACACGTCCGAGAACGTCACCCGCGCGCTCACCGCCTTCACCCCGTCGGCCTCCAGCGGCGCGTCGGTCAGACACGCCCGCACCGCCGCCAGGATCGCCCGCGCCTCCTCGGATCCTCGGAACCCGCTGACCGCCGTCAGGGTGAGCGCCTGCTCGATACCGCAGCCCTCGGCACCCACCGGCCGGCTCTCGCCGCGACCGATGCGGATATGCGGCAGCGCCGCGTCCACCGGCGCCTCGTCCCATACCCGCCCGGCCAGCAGCGCGCTCAAGCCCGTGTCCGCCTTCAGCCGCGCCATCACCGCCTTGATCAGCCCCGCCTCATGCGCGCTCATCGGACACGCTCCAGGCTCAGCGTCGCCCGCCCGGGCCGCCCGCCGTCGACCTCGACGAAGACGATCGTCCAGTCCGCCCCGCCGAAGCGCAGCATCCGGCCCGGCCTCAGCCTCGGATCGACCCGCGTCTCTGCCGTCGCCGTCTCCACCGCCGCGGTCCGGCCGGCCTCCACCCGCTCGCGCCGCCGCCGCGCGCCCAGCTTCAGCCAGGCATGCCCCAGCGGCTCATAGCTGACGGCCATCCCGCCATACGGCGTCTCGACCGCCTCGACCTCGAACAGGCCCGCCAGCGCCCTCACAGCCGGACGACCCGATAGGGCGCGATCCACGCCTCGACCGGCGCGATCGGCATCTCCCGCTCTCCGCGCTCATAGGCCCGCAGCGCCAGCATCAGCACCGCCAGCCGCAACGGCGCCGGACTGGTCGAGGTCAGGCTCAGCCCCACCTCCCCCTCCACCCGCGCCCGCGCCGCGTCGACCAGCGTCTGGATCAGCGGATCCTCCGCCTCATGCTCGACGCGCAGGAACAGCTTCGCCTCGGTGAGGCTCACCGGTGCGGTCATCTGGACACCTCGATTGTCTGAAGATCGAGAGCTTGGGTCTTAGGGCTTGGGGCTTAGGGCTTAATCCACCCCGCATCGTCCCCAAGCCCGAAGCCCTACCCCCTAAGCCCTGTTCGCCGCGACTACGTCGCGGCGAACTTCATCACCTTGATCGCGTCGAAGTTCTGCACCCCGCCGCCCACGCGCTTGGTCGTGTAGAACAGCACGTACGGCTTGGCCGAGTACGGATCCCTCAGCACCCGCACCCCGGCGCGATCGACGATCAGATAGCCGCGCTGGAAGTCGCCGAACGCGATCGACAGACTGTTCGCCGCCACGTCCGGCATGGTCTCGATCTCGGTGACCGGATAGCCCAGCAGCGACGCCGTCTCGCCCGGCCGCCCCGCCGGCTGCCAGACGTAGTTCCCGTCCGCGTCCTTGAACTTGCGCACGGTCGAGACCGTCTTGCGGTTCATCACGAACCGCCCGTTGGGCCGGTACCGGGCCTTGGGCGCATAGATCAGGTCGATCAGCCGGTCGACCGGGCTGGTGCTGGCGAACGCCCCCGCCGCGCCCGAGGCGACATAGCCGATCTCGCCCCACTCCGCGTCGGCGTCCGCCACCGCGTCATAGGCCAGGAAGCCCTTGGGCTTGTTGACCCCGTCGCCGGCCACGAAGGCCTGCGTCTCCTGCGCCGCGAAGGCGTCCTCCACCTCGCTGGCCAGCCAGTCGTCCAGGTCCACCAGAGCATCGTCCAGAAGCGCCTGCGTCGCCGCCGGGCAGGCGTACAGATCGGCCGACGGGAACTCCAGCAGGGCCAGGGTCGCGGGATCCGTCTCCGGCCGCGCCGCGGTTTCCGCCACCCAGCCCGCCTCGATGCCCGCGATCGACACCGGCTTTCGGAACGTGCCCGACGCCACCGTCCGCACCGTGGCGATCTCGCGCATCGGCGACGCCGCCATCAGCCGCCTCTCGATGGCCCGCTCGGTCTGCTCGGGCACCACGTGCCCCGCCGAGTTCGACGCGGTGCTCAGCCCCGCCTTCACCTCCAGCCCGAACCCCGACCGCATGTAGTCGGCAAAGCCCGTCTCCTCCCCGTTCCGCAGGAATGGGGAGGGGGACCGCGAAGCAGTGGAGGGGCCCTTCACCTCCAGCTCCGGCCTGCGCCCCTCGCTCACCACCCGATCCAGCCGCGCCTGCGCCCCGGCCACCGCCGCGTCGATCCGCGCCACCTTCTCCTCCAGCAGCACGTCCGCCGCCGCCTTCCGCTCGATCTCGCCCAGGCGCAGATCGTTCGCGTCCTTGAACGCCTCGAACGCCGCCATCACCGCATGCAGCGCATTCCCCGCCTCGGGCGAACCCGGGACCTGCTTGGTCTCTTTCATCTGTGCTCCAGTCTGCGTTCCCTCTCCCGGCGGGAGAGGGCTTGAGCGCCCGAGAGCCCCTCGGGGCGATCGGCTGCGCGAAAGGGTGAGGGGCAGCCCTCACCGTCCTGACGCCCGGTCGCCCGAGCCGCCTTCTCAATCCCCGCGTTTCGCGGTTAGGCTGCGACCATGCGCGAAGCCTTCACCCCCCTCGAACGCGCCGCCCTCGACGGCCTCGCCTGGGAGCTGTCGGCCATCGCGCCCGACCTCGCCGGCCAGATCACCGAGAGCCTGCCGGGCCAGCGTCGCGTCCAGGGGCCGGTCCTCGTCACCGAGACCATCGTTGATCGTCACCGTCCGAACCCGCCCGAGACCACCACCGGCCGCCTCGGCACGATCCACGTCCAGATCGACCACCTCGAACACCCGATCGCCTTCCAGGCCGAGCTCGTGAACGGCCGCCTGATCGCGCTGCACGGCGACGCCTACGGCCAGGATCTGACCCGCGTCGACCTGACGGGCGAGGTCGTCGATCAGGTCTTCCGCCTCCGCCCCGACGGTCACCCCGTCCCCTTCGATCTCCGCGACCGCGCCGACGCGATCCGCGAGGCCAGCCCGTTGCGGCGGCTGCAGGCCAACCCCGACCCGCCCCCGCCCGAACCCCGCTACGCCCCGCCGCCGCCCGACCCGACCTTCGACGTCCTGTTGGGCAAGACGGCCGGCACGCGGCCGAACCCGCCCTCCGACGGCGCGGCCCAACGCGCGTCCATGTCCGGATCGGCCGGAGAGTTCGCTATGGCGGCGCTCTTCGGCAAGAAGATCGAAGAGGCACCCGCGGCCGACCCCGCCGACCCGCCCTCCGACGAGGTCACCAGCGTCCGCATCGGCATCGTCGCCCTGGCGGTCGTGATCGGCCTGTTCCTGTCCCTGGTGATGGGCTTTCACCCGATCTTCGCCGCCGTCCCCGTCTTCTGGGTGGCCCGCGCCCTGCTGAGACGGCCCGTCGTCGAACGCATCGCCCGCGCCCTCAGCGCGCGGCGGGTCTGAACCGCGCGCCCGGCAGCATCGGAAACGTCACCAGCGACACCTCCCACAAGTCCACCTCCACCAGTACCCGCAGCCGCCCTTGGCGCCGCGCGCGCACCGAGCGGAACCCGATCGACAGCCCGTCCATCGCCCCCGCCCGACTCAGCGCCCGCGCGAACCGCCCCTCGGGCGACCAGTTGAAGATCCGTCCCCGGACGAACAGGCCCAGCTCGTCCTCGCGCACCTCGTCCCACACGCCGACCGGCGCCCGGCCCTCGTGCCGGTGCAGCATCTTCACCGCACCCACGCCGCCCTTGCCCAGGCTGGCCGCGAACGCGCCGCGCGCCACTACGTCCCCGTTCAGGTCCGCCACGCCGAACAGCGAGGCGTGACCTTCGATCAGCAATCCTGCGTCGGCGACCGCGCCCCTCATCCGTCCTCCAGCCTCCGCTCGATCCGCTCCAGCGCCTGCCGCGTCGCCGCGCCCTGCTCCTCCAGCCGCGCCAGCCGCTCGGCCACCAGCCGCTGCTCGTCGACGCGCTGCTCCAACGCCCCGATCCGGGCCGCCGCCCCGCCGGCCCACACCAGCCCGCCGACCGTCTGCACCGCCAGCGCGCTGATCAGCGCCACGGGCCACCTGCGCCCCTCGCTCATGCCCCCAGCCCCGCCATCGCCCGCCGCTCCTCGGGCGTCAGGAAACTCGCCGCCTCCAGCCGCGCCCACAGCGCGTCGCGCTCGCCCGAAAGCGCCGGCACCTGGTCCAGATCCGGCGCGATCCTCAGCCCCGCGAACCGTCCGCCCAGCCACCCCGTCATCGCCGCCGCCGTCTTGCGCACCAGCGGCACAACCGTCCCGCGCCAGAAGGCCTGATTGGCCTCGCGATAGTTGGCGTAGGTCGCGTCTCCGGGGATGCCCAGCAGCTGCGGCGGCACCCCGAACGCCAGGGCGATCTCCCGCGCCGCCGCATGCTTGCCGGCGATGAAGTCCATGTCCGCCGGGGTCCAGCTCATGGGCTTCCAGTCCAGCCCGCCTTCCAGCAGCATCGGCCGCCCGGCGTTCATCGCCCCCATGTGCGCCTCGACCATCTCGGCCTTCAGCCCATCGAACTGTTCGGCCGTCAGCCGCTCGCCGTCCTTCGCCCCGAACACCAACGCGCCACTCGGCCGCGCCGCATTGTCCAGCAGCGCCTTGTTCCAGGCCCCCGAGGCGTTGTGCACGTCGATCGCAAATGCCGCCGCCTCCAGCGGCGAGAACCCGTAGTGGTCGTCGGTCGGGTGAAACAGCTTCAGGTGCATCACCGGTGCCCAGCCGTCGGCCGCCCGTGCGATCCGCACCGACCGTCCGTCGACGGAATACTCCCAGGCGTCGGCCCAGCCACCCCGCCCCGGCACCACCTTCATCCTGTCGGGTCGCAGCGCCCACAGCTCCTCGGGCACCTCATCCCCGACCGCCTCGACGTAGGCATTGCCCGCCGTCTGCAGCTGGGCGTGCAGTCCCTCCAGGAACTCCACCCCCGACTGTTCCGCGTTCGGCTTGTCCAGCAGCCGCGCCACCGGATCGTCCGCTTCCGCCCGCGCCCCGTCCCGGAACACCGCCAGCGGCGTCGACGCCGCCGCTTCCGCCACCATCCGCACGCAGCGATAGGCGACCGCATTCTTGCCGAAGCCCTCCGACGCCAGATGGGCATAGTCCCGCGGCGTCCACCGGGGCCGTCCCGCCCCCGTCAGGGCCATCACGGCCCCGGTGCGGCTCGCCTTTTGCTCAGGCGGCCGCGGCCGCAGCGGGTTCCACATCCGCAAGTCCTCCCGTTTCAGAACGTCCGCACGCGCGGCCTCGCCGGCCGGGCCCCGAGCAGCAGGTGGGTCACCGCCCACACCAGGGCATCGGCCCGGTCCGGGCTGGTCCCGCCCTCGCCCAGCGCCATCATTTCCTCTTCCAGCGCCGGGAAGTCGCCGCAGTGGACGACGCCTCCCTGCTCATAGAGCGCCGCCACCGGCTCGGCCCGCGCCCGCTTGGCGCGCCCGGCCCAGACCAGCTGGATGCGCGCGCCGCAGCCGGCCTGGGCCAGCAGCGTCCGCACCATCTCCCCGCCCTGGTTGCGCTCCGCCACCACGGCGTCGGCCCCGTGCCGCGCGGCCACGTCGGCGACGTGCGCGGCCCAGCCCGCCGGCGAGCGCCCGCGCACCGTCGCGTCCTCCAGCACGAAGGCCCGATCGTCCCGTCGTCCGACCACCACGATCCCGCAGGCGTCGCCGTGCGCCGTCGCGGGCGGATCGACCGCCACCACGACCCTGTCCAGCCGCGCCGGCTTCGCGCCCCGTGCGCGCCTCAGATCCTCGACGCGGAACAGGGCACCGTCGCTCTCGACGATCACGCCCTCCAGTTCCTGCGCCTCCAGCCGCGTCCCGCCGTACAGCGACCTCAGGTGCGCCAGAAACCCCGGCGACAGGTTCGCCGCATTGGCCGCCGTCGGTGCCACCTCGCGCACCAGCGCCGGCTCGGCCAGCAGACGCCGCAGCGCCGCGATCGGCCGGGGCGTCGTCGTCACCGCCAGCCGCGGCCGGCCGCCCAGCCGCAGCCCCATCCGCAGGTTGGCCAGCACCTCGTCCGGCCGGCGCCAGGCGCACAGTTCGTCCGCCCACGCCGCATGGAACTGCGGCCCTCTCAGACTGTCCGGATCCTCGGCCGAAAAGGCATAGGCCACGCTCCCGCTGGGAAACACCAACCGCCGCCGCCCGGCCTCCCAAGTCGGGCGATGGGCCGCGCGAGCCACGGCCTTCAGGCCGGAGACGCCCTCGACCATCACCTCGCGGACGTCGTGCAGCGCGGGCCCCAACAGCGCCAGCGTCAGGTTCTCGCCTTCTGCCAGCTCCGCCAGCCACCGCGCCCCGGCGTAGGTCTTCCCCGAGCCGCGCCCGCCCATCAT